TAGACGGCAAGACCATCTGCGGCGGCAAGACGCAAGACGGCCATCCATGCAGAAGGCCTCCGATGCCAAACGGTCGCTGTCGCTTTCACGGAGGAAAGAGCTTAGCCGGTCCCGCCCACCCGAACTGGAAGGGAGGGCGCACCAGCAAGTATATGCCCAGACGCCTGCTCGAAAGATACGAAGCGTCGATGAACGATCCAGACTTGATGAACCTTACCAATGAGATCTCTATCGTCGATGCGCGCATTGCAGAGATCATGGAGCGTCTAGATGACGAGCAGACGAGCCATGCGGCCTGGATGGAGCTACGTGATCTCTGGAAGCAGTTCATGAAAGGCGTTCGCTCAGGAGATACGGATCTGCAGAATAAGATGCTGCCCTTGATCCATAATTCGATAGAGGGCGGCGCTACGCAAGAACAGATCTGGGAAGATGTGTACAAAGCGGTGAATAATCGAAGACGGTTAGTCGATACGGAACGCAAACGGCTGCAAGCACTAGAGCAAAATATTACGATCGAGCAGTGCTTGCTATTAGTAGCAGGAACAGTTAATGCCCTCAAAGAAGTTGTCTATCAGTTCGCTGAACCAGAAATCGCGCGAAAGATCATCGCCGCGGCTTCCGACGAATACAAACTTATTGTTCGGGGCAATTGAACGCGTACTCAACGACGCTAATCAGTTTTGGGATTCCGAAACCGACGAAAGCGAGTACGTGTACAAAGCGTTCAAAGAGCGCTACTTTTATATGCCAGATCAGTTTGTGCTGGACTGCATTAAGTTCGAAGAAGACGACGAGCCAGCAGACTATCAGCTGGAAGTGCTGACGCAACTGGTCGCAAAAAAAAGGGCCAGCGCTAGGGGGCCGCACGGACTTGGAAAAAGCAGTCTAGCGGCCTGGGCAATCTTATGGTTCGCTCTGACAAGAGACGGCAAAGACTGGAAAGTGGCCACAACGGCCAGCGCCTGGAGACAACTGACCAAGTTTCTATGGCCTGAAGTGCATAAGTGGGCGCGTCTTATCAAGTGGGACGTCATAGGACGCAAACCGTTTAGCGAAACAAACGAACTTCTGGATCTGAGTCTGAAACTGAAGACAGGCGAGGCGTTCGCGCTGGCGTCACATGACAGCAACTTGATCGAAGGCGCACACGCACGCTATATCATGTATGTCTTCGATGAGAGCAAGACGATTCCGGCGGCAACCTGGGACAGCGCAGAAGGGGCCATGTCGAGCGGCGAGGCATTTTGGCTTGCCATTAGTACCCCCGGCGTTCCTGACGGCCGATTTTACGATATTCACGCCAAGAAGAAGGGCTACACAGACTGGTGGGCAAGACACGTCAAGCTCAACGAAGCAATTAAAGCAGGGCGCATTGATGAGGATTGGGCCGAGACGCGCAAGTTGCAGTGGGGCGCAAAGAGTCCTCAGTACAGAAATAGGGTGCTTGGCGAGTTTGCGTCCAGTGAAAGCGATAGCGTCATTCCACTAGAATGGATCGAGGAAGCGAATGAACGCTGGACGCAACTGGAAGAGATTGGAATGTCCAGTGAAGTGGAAGTGATTGGCGTCGATGTCGCTCGCATGGGTAGCGACAAAACGGTCTACGCACTTAGATCAGGCAATACGATCAAAACCATGATGGCGACGTCTAAAGAGGATACGATGCAAACTGCAGGCAGAGCAGGCGCCTATCTAAGACAGTATCCTAATTCTAAAGCCGTGGTCGATGTGATCGGGGTCGGCGCCGGAACAGTGGACAGATTGAGAGAGCAGTACAATGAAAGAATTATTCCGTTTAGCGCCAGTGAACGTACGGATACACTGGACAGAACCGGCATCTGGGGATTTACCGATAAGCGTAGTGCGGCATGGTGGCATCTACGAGAGATGTTAGACCCTATTAACGGAGAGGAAGTTGCGCTGCCGCCTGACGACGATCTGACAGGCGATTTAGTAAGTCCTACATGGGACGTGATGAGCAATACGAAGATTAAGGTCGAAAGCAAGCGTGATATTAGAAAGAGAATCGATCGATCTACAAATTCCGCAGATGCGGTCGTGCAAGCCTTCTGGGAGGGGGACTTCGGCGTGGGCATGGATTTCGCATAATCCCAGAGGTGACGAATGACAGAAAAACTGAGCACGATAGAACGCTCTATCCCCTGGTCGACCAATGGGGACTCTTCTATGAGCGGAGAAGGGGCCGTCTTTTCTATTCTGCAATGGATGAACCCGGGCAAAGATCTGATTGCGGACTGGTGGTCCCCTGCTCGCGATAATCAATTGAGAAGTTTAGTCACCCAGATCGATCCATTGAAGATCGCAGTGGAGACATTTACGACAAAGCTGTTGAGTATTCCGTTTGTCGTCGGAGCGCGTGACACGACAATCAAAAAGCATGTCGCTCACGCAGAGTGGATGCAAAATGCGTTTTTATCCAATAGCAATATCGCCAAAGGGTGGGACGTCTTTCTGAGCAAGTTCGTGTACGACTGGCTCACACAGGACAACGGTGCTTTCGCCATCGTGATGGGCAAAGGCAAAAAAGACGGACCCATCATCGGGCCTGCACTAGGACTGACCCATTTGGACAGTTCACGATGCCAACGCACAGGAGATAATGAGTTTCCCGTTCTCTACAGGCACAACAAGGACGGCAAACTCTATAAGATTCACTATACGCGCCTGATCGAGATGAGCAATATGACCAATCCAGACGAGACAATGAACGGAGTGGGCATGTGTGCAGTCTCCTGCGTGATTGACGCAGCACGCGAGCTAAAGGATATCTATGTCAACAGCCAAGAGTCGTTTGGAAGCAGACCGGCTCGACGCGTGCTGTACGTTAAAGAGGGGGCAGTGCTAGAGCAATTGCTGGACGCTATCGCTTTAGCCGATCAAAAGATTGACTCGATGGGACTCACCCGCTTCGCTAAGACGCTATTTCTTGCACCTAAGACACCGACGATGAAGCTGGATCTCGGAATCCTTGATCTCGTTGGCACGCCCGACAACTTCAATCGTATGGAAGTGAACATGTTCGATATGGCGCTCATTGCAGCCGGATTCGGACTAGACCTATACGATCTGGCGATGTCGTTTGGTGTCCGGTCTACAGAAGCCGTAGCAGAAGTGCAAGATCGGAAGGGGAGAGGCAAGGGGGTGGGTGGGTTCATCGAGACTCTCACCAAGCAGATCAATTTCAAAGCGCTACCTCCCCATTTGCAGTGCGTCTTCGATAACGTCGATGATCAGCAGGACGAGCATCAGGCCAAAATACGTGAGACACGCAGTAGCGCACGAGAAAGAGATTTGCGCAGCGGAGTGGTCAGCGCACGAGTAGAACGGCTGATCATGTTGCGCGATAACGAGATCACGCACGCCGAGTTTGCGGAAATGGAGCTTCTCGATGGACGGCTACCAAATGGTCTTGATGTGTTTAGCCTCTTTGTTGTTAGTGACCCCGCTGTTAGTCCTATACTTGATCTGGGTGTTGACGATCCGTCGGACGTAGAGGGCAATGACGCTGAGAGCATGGTGACGACGATTAGAAGTAAAATCGCAGAGGGTTGGCTCGCTTATGAGAAAGCAGGAACGGCACGTATCGCCAGGCTCGTTCAACAAGCGCTAAGCGCACTAGATCGCTTGTTGATGATGTACGAGGAAGCAATCCAAATTGAAGCGGAGATGATGTTGCAGGATGTTCCAGCCGATGTCGATAGCGTTGAACCCGATCCGGAACAGCTTCAACTTGATATGGAGATATCATGATTGTAAATGATGTACGGCCAGAATGGTTGAGTGTCATACGTCGTTTTCAGAGCGCAGCCTGCGGAGGAAGCGATGGTTGTAAGCTGATTACGATGACGGTTTTGACCGATACCAATGGCAACCCTATCGTCTGGTCAACGCCAAGTGTGCAGGTGTCTAATGTGGAACCTGTACGCAGATCGGAGGCGCTGAGCGCAAAAACACTGGACAATCGCTAGTCGATTGTGTTACCCTGTAA